GTGACCTAAAATATGGTCGATTTAACTGGCGAGAAGCTGGAGTCCGAGGCTCAGTATATTATGATGCTGCGATTCGTCACCTTGCCGCTTGGTATGAGGGTGAAGACATTGACCCAGATTCTGGTATTCATCATATCGCTCATGCAATCTGTGGTTTAGCGGTTCTTCGTGATTCAATGATAAGAGATAATTGGAGTGATGATCGACCACCACCTAGTGATACTGGATGGATTAATAAATTTAACAAGCAAGCCGAAAAAATGATTGACAAACAATCTAATTCTGATATAGTACTAAATAATGAAACTAAATAATAAAACAATAGATATCCTTCGAAACTTCGGAGCGATTCAACCCAACCTCGTAGTTGAGCCTGGTTCAACTATTTCTACCCTAGCAGAAGCAAAGCATATTATGGCTGAAGCACAGATTGATGAATCATTCAATTCTACTTTCGGTATCTATGATGTGAATGAGTTTCTTTCTGCTCACTCCCTTCTTGAGGGACCAGAGCTTGACTTTGCAGAAAGTCATGTGACTCTAAAATCTGGTGATGCTAAAGTTAAATACCACTTTGCTGATACCGAGATTCTTACTAAGAAGACTCAGGCAATTAGCATGCCTCCGGCTGATCTATCATTCACATTCACCGAAGTGAACATCAATAACATCCGAAAGGCTGCATCAAGTCTTAGTCTAGATGCTCCAACACTATCCTTGATTGTTGAGGACAGTAATATTGTAGCACGAGTCATTTGCTCTCAAAATCCATCTTCAAACACCTATTCATTAGTCATTGGTAAATATGATGGCCCCGATACAGAAGCTGATTATCGATTCAACATTGATAATTTGAAGCTTATTGCGGGAGATTATAGTGTGGATATCACAAATAAACTAATTTCCAACTGGAAACATGATACAGTAAACGTACAATACTGGATCGCACTTGATAAATCATCAAACGTATAGAATAAAAATGAGTGAAGAAACAGAACAAGTAGAACAAACAGAACCATCGATTACAATCAATGATTTTACCATGATGGTTAATATCATTGATGTCTGCTCAAAACGAGGAGCCTTCGAGGGTACAGAACTAAAGGATGTCGGAATTATTCGAAGCCGACTTGCGGAGTTTGTTGAATATCACAAACCCAAAGAAGAAGAAGATCAATCAGAACTTGATCTCGCTGAAACGGAAGAAAAAGAAGATAGTTAAATGATTGATGGTGGGTGCTTCGGTACCCACCATCTTTATCTTGACTCTCGAAACTTATTATTATATTATATACTATATGAAAGAAAATTTATTATGGGTGGAGAAATATAGACCTCAGAAGATTGAGGATTGTGTTCTACCACAAAAATTGAAAAAGACATTTAAAGAATTCGTTAAGAATGATGATATTCCAAATATTATTCTTGCTGGCCCCGCTGGTACAGGAAAGACAACCATTGCCCGAGCACTATGTAATGAACTAGGACTTGATTGTCTTATGATCAATGCTTCGGAGGAAAGTGGTATTGATACACTTCGAAACAAGATCAAACAGTTTGCTTCTTCTATGTCGCTTGATATGACAAAGAAGTATAAGGTTGTTATTCTAGATGAGGCTGATTATCTCAATGCTCAATCGACACAGCCTGCTCTTCGTGGTTTCATTGAAGAGTTCTCAGGCAATTGTCGATTTATTCTGACTTGTAATTTCAAGAATCGTATCATTGAACCACTTCATTCAAGATGTACAGTAATTGATTTCAACGAAGTGAAAATTAATGATCCCAAGTTGGCTGCAACTTTCATGAAACGTCTGCAATTCATTCTGAAAGAACAGGATGTTGAATTCAATAATCAAGCAATTGCTAATCTGATTATGAAACATGCTCCAGACTGGCGCCGTGTTATCAATGAGTGTCAGCGATATTCAACCTCTGGTACACTCTCACCTGAGATTGTTACTACTGGTGAATCAGAGATTAAGGAATTGGTAAAACATCTAAAAGAGAAAGACTTTCGCTCGATGCGAGCATGGGCAGCTAACAATTCTGACATTGACTCTTCGGTTGTTTTCCGTAGAATCTATGATAGTGCTTATGATATACTCGATGGTCAATCTATTCCACCAACGATTCTTATTTTGGCTGATTATCAATACAAAGCAGCATTCGTTGCTGACCGCGAATTAAACCTAGTTGCTTGTCTCACAGAGATTATGGGCACCGCAAAATTCAAATAATATATTATGTACGAAAAAGTAATCAAAATCGGCGATTGGATGCCTGTAACTGAAATCCCAACAAAAAATAGTAAACTCTATGAGTTAATTCATGGTGTTTATCAGGTAACAGAAAGTAAATATATTCGAGAGATTAGTGATAAACTTGTTCACGATAAGATTAACTATACTGGAACTGGAAAAGATTTGCAAGACCGTTCTTATGGTATAAGAGCAGAACAAGGTGACCATCCGGTAAATCATTTTGTGAAGATTCAACACCTTATTAAAGATGGAATTGACAGAACCAAGATTGATAAAAAAGATTTAGTCATTCGTTATGTCCAAACTTCAACTCCAAAACAAGGCGCAGCACTAGAGAAAAAGATTCATGTAGATTCCAAAAAGGCATTTGGTAAACATCACAGATGGGATGAGTGTTCTTCTGGCCCTTTGAGCAAACTTATCTATGCTCTTTCTATTCAATCCGAACTATCTTTAGAGCATCAGATTTCAAGTGTCAATATTCTTAAGGAACTAACACACCAAGCACTAGAAAAACAATTTTAATGACACCATTTGATTTCCTAAATTCAATCAATGAGAAGAAGTCTTATTTGTTCGATGATATTCGGGCAGATAATTCTGGTGAAGCATCTGATCTAGATTCAGTAGATCGCAAGTATCCACCCTTTATGGTGAATCGTGGTTTATCTTATTTTGTCGATACAGTAATGTTGGCGAATGAGATGAACCAACGATTCGAACTTGCAAAGAAGATGCAATATGATTTCTTATATCACGGTGTGAGAAAGAAGCGTAGATTCTCAAAATGGGTGAAGAAACCAAAAGATAGCAAAGATATCGAACTTATTAAAGAAGCTTATTGTTATAGTCGAGAAAGAGCTGAAGAGGTTTATGATCTTATCGATATTAAGCAACTGAGAAAGGATATGGATAAAGGAGGAACAAAATAATTATGTCAGTTAAATTAATATCAGTATCTAAGCCCGCTGTAGAGGGTGTTGAAAATGCAGAAGACCTTGTAGCATATTGTGCTCGAGTCTCTAATCCATCGAATCAGATGAATACAGAGACAGCACCAAAACTATTGAGGTATCTGATTAAACATAAACATTGGTCACCCCTAGAGATGGTGTCAATGACATTGGAATTAAAAACAAGTCGAGCAATCGCAGCTCAAATTCTACGTCATAGATCATTCTCTTTTCAAGAGTTCAGCCAACGTTATAGTGAATCAACTACTCTAACGCCTATTGAATATCGAAAACAGGGTAAGACAAATCGTCAAGTTGGAGATGAGCCATTTGAATTGAAACACACCAATGAGTTTCTGATTAACTCCATTATGGAAAAGAATTTAGAACTCTATAATGATTTAATTAATGAAGGTGTAGCAAAGGAATGCGCACGAATGGTTCTTCCACTTTGTACTGAAACTACAATGTATATGGCAGGCACTTTACGTTCTTGGGTTCATTATATTGATCTAAGAACACAACAAGACACACAAAAAGAACATAGGATTATTGCTGAAGGCTGTAGGTATATCTTTATTGAACAATTCCCTGTTGTCGCTGAAGCATTAGAATGGAAATAATGAAACTATTAAAGTTTGAAGCAAGTTGGTGTGGCCCATGCAAAGCTATGGATCATATCTTGGATTTAATGGAACTTAACATGGAGGTTGAGAAAATCAATATCGATCATAATGTTCAACTAGCGCAGGATAATGATATCAAATCTGTCCCTACTGTAATTCTGATTGATGATAAAGGAAAGGAAGTAGATAGACTCATAGGACTAAAGACCTTTGATGAATTAAAAGAATTTGTGAAAAATTAAATTTTTATAAATAATAGTATGAATGAAGATACTATTATAAAATGGACACCTGATGATATGTTAGAGGTTCTACTATCAGAACCCGATGACTTTCTTAAAATTAAGGAAACATTAACACGAATTGGTGTTTCATCAAAGAGAGAATATAATACACTCTATCAGAGCTGTCATATATTGCATAAACAAGGGAGATATTTCATCGTACACTTTAAAGAGCTTTTCTTACTTGATGGTAAGCCTTCGAACTTTACATTAGATGATATGTGTAGACGAAACACAATAAGCACATTACTATCTGATTGGGGATTACTTGACATTGTAGATGCTTCCAGAGCAGAAGATAAAACCAGTCTAAGAAGCATTAAAATTATATCACATAGAGATAAGCGCGAATGGAATTTAGAATCAAAATATTCCATCGGTAATGTTAAAGGTGTATAAATAAAATTTTAAGATCACACGTTGTGATCTTGAATGAGATGCCTTCGGGGTCTCACAACACATAACCTGCCTAATAGGAGGAACAAATAAATGACAAAAGCAACATATCAATGGCCAGGCTCAACTTGGTCAGTAGGTCTCGATTCTATTTTTGATAGACTCGAAA